TGATTTTCTCTAAACCTCTTGAGCCGAAGTATGCACCTATAACTGTGATAAGAACTACCGTTAAAAGGTCAACCCATTTCTCTTCAACTACAAAAGAAATGACTCCAGCGTCGATAAATATAAGAAAAGTTGTTGAAACTACAAGCCATCCCAACACTAAAGGTCTTATATTTCTAGGTAGCCATGAGGATTGTTGATTATCTGATTGCCATCTTTTAGTTATTTCTTGCTCAATTAAAGCCTCTTGTTCTTGGATAATTTTTTGCATCTCGTTTTTGAGTTGCATTTTCTCCTCTTTGCTTGTGATACATTCATCAATAATTGTGTCAGCTTTACCAAGCAATCCACTTAAAATAGTTCCTAATATAGCCATATAGCATCTGGTTTGTCATTATCTGTGTCGCAATGAATAAAAGTCTTAGCTATGCCAATTCGAGTAAATCCAGCCATTATAAGAGCATTAACTATCTTTTGTCTAGTATTACTATCATTACAAGCTAAATCACTTGCTAATCCCTTTAAATGGCTTGAATTAGAAACTCCTCCAACTCTTTTATTTGTTTCCTCACTTCTCCATCCACTTGTTATCTTAAATGGTATTCCAGCAATATCTCTAGCCTTATCTAATTTTAATAAAAAGTCCATTTTCATATTCTTGCCAGTTCCTGGAGCATCATCAAACTCTTCTAGTTTAAAGTATTTTAATGCCATTGATTTATCTAATTTTTTTAAACTCTCTTTCCAAGTTTCAAGTTTCATATCCATTATCCTTGACCTCTTGATTTAGATTTATAACCATTTTGACCTTTTGAGGCATTTTTAGAATGAACTCCCTTGCGTTTTCTTTTTGTTTGCTTGACAAAGTTTACTATATTTTTTTTGCTCATTTCTTATTATTTCTATTATAAATAAATTTATCCGTTGTATATATTATTGACATCAATAATAGAACTATTTTTAATACAATCTCAACATCTGCTAAACTTACAAAAGTGAATATTGATGTATTTACAAATAATACGTCTGCTGTTTCTTTTATTATTTTCATAATCTTGGATCGTAACTTAAATATATTTCTACATCTCCATAAAACTTGTCAGAACTAGATGCATATTCTCCAGTCTTTTTTATTGTTGGAAATATTACATTGCCCTCATCTAAAGTGTAAGGAGTTGTATATACTCTATTGAATACATAGTTTTGGTCATTTTGTGATGTTGCCTCTAATTTATCAATAAGTGATATTATTTGATTATTTTTATCATTTGCATCCGTAGGCATATCCCACAAAGAGAAAGTAAAATTGTGTCCAGTTGTTGAATCTGTGCTAAAATTATATATGATTTTTTCAATAATAGCTCCACCAGTAGGAGAAATGAAAAAACCAAATTGACTTGTCCATCTATTAGGCTTTGAATCGCCATCGGATAAAACAGCTCCAGTATTGATATTAAAATTAAAGTTTGAAAAATTACAAGTCACATCGTTTCCATGTGTATTGTCAGTCATATATACGTGACAATGAGCATTGACTCTTTTTCTAAATAATGAATTATATTTATATTCTCTATCTAAAATAACAATACTACCAGCTGGAATTAATTGAGCGACATTAACTGAAGAGAATGTTATTCTAGTTGAATCAAAATAAATATCTGAATCTAAAACTATTCTAATTGGCTGTCCAGTATCAGCACATATAACATAAATGACATCTCCTTGAACTAAAAGTGTATTAGTTCCACTTGTAGGAATTATGTCAATAGATGAAATTGTTAATGATGTTGTGTCACTACTAGTAACAGCAACACTTTCTCCTCTTAAATAATTGTTAATCCTTGCCATTTACCAAAGTTCAAATTCTTGAGCTGCTGGTAATATATTTAAATTACCAACTACTATTGTTTGTGTATTTCCACTTAAATCTATTCCATACCATTCGCCACTCCAAGTGTCCTCATTAGCATTATAAGTTACTTGATAAGGAATGTAAGGAGTTCCATCTATATTAATTCCATTTAAATAATGTAATATTTGACCACTAATTGTCTTGATATTTCCGTTAAATACCTTAGCTCCACTCATCTGTCCTTTTAATACCTCCTCAACAAGTAATTGAGTAAACTCAACACCAGTTCCAGTATTATAGGCTTTCCATGTTGCATTCGTTCCACTATCCCAACTTGATGTTGTATAGTTATATGTTTCAATTCTGCCGACCGCTCCACTTGTAGGACCAGTTCCAATAAATAGCTCAGGAATTTCAAACTTAACACCATTATCAATCGTTGTTCCTCCAGGTGAGTTGTAAGCTCTAAAATACTTTTTAAGAACTACCTCATTATCTATTAAATATTTTATTCCTTGCTCTTCACTTAATTCTGGAGCGGAATAAATTAAAATGTCATCCTCATTAGTGGTGGTCGTTGTTTCTGTAATTTCTATTTGACTATTTATAGCTAAGGCACTTACATAGTTATTATAATATGCTTGACTATATATTTCTAAAAATAACTCTCCATCTGCTGGTAGCTCTTCAGTTTGTAGGTTAATGTTTACCGTTGAAACTCCAGGACTATAATTGTCATTTAAATATACTGGACCTATTGGAGAACCAGTTGTTGTAAAGAAATCCGATGTAGTCCATTGATTAGGAACTAAAGATGAAATAGGACAATAGTAAGTAGTTGCATCCGTTACAAGTTTAAATCTTGCACTTATTCTCACTTCTACTTTTTCATTTGCTCCAGAAACATCAGTAAAAGTCAAATTATTAACTCTGTTAACTTGTATATCTCTATTAAATAAAATACTTGATCCAGTAACTTGAGTAACATTACCTAAAGAAATGATTAGTCTATCACTTGCAGAATTATTTATTGAATAACTAGAGCCAGTATATGTATTGCCATTATATATAAATCCATTCCAAATAGCTATTTCATTTGATTGGCTTTGATATGCTGTTCCAGTATCTCCATCAATATAGTAGTAATAAAATGGCATATCAAAACTCTGTAAATGGTTGTAATATGTCTCAACACTTCTCAAAATAGGTAAGAAATCAAAGTCAGCATTATATCTTTTCTTTGTTGTACCCTCTGTCAAGTTTAAAGAAGTTGATCCATAACTTGCTGGAGTTGTTACACTATTTTTGTTGTAAGTTCTAAAATAGTGTGTACTTGGAGAAGTCCAATCGTCATAATTATTGACTTGTATTAAGTTCCATCGACCAGCCGACATAAAACATCTCATTCCCCATGCTTTGCAAATATTGTCTAATAATGTGAATGAGTCTTTATATTTTTTAGAGCCGTCATCATCAACCTCAACAAAAGCCATAAAATTAAACCTACTAGCAACTAAAGGATCACGACTATCTGTACTTGTCATTTCATCAGTAGTCCAATCAACAGAAGTCCAAATAAATGTTGGAGAAGTATCTGACCAGTAGTTTGTAGATGTTGCTATTTGATTAATAAAAGCATTTCTAAAATATACTATTGTTTGATATGATGTAGGATTTATGTATGGTATATTTGTATTAAAAGCAATATCTTTTAAAGGAGCTAAACCACAAACGGCTGTCAATGATACTCTTCTTGGATAAGCAATGTCCTCCTCTGGAGATATATCATTTAATAATAATCCAGCCCAATACAAAGAATAACTAACATCGTTAGAACTACTATAAATCCCTATGTCATAATCTCCATAAGCCGAACTCCTAATCTCATTGATGACTGATTGCTCTCCATTTTGAGTTATTAATACATCTAACTTAACCTCTGAGGGTATTAATCCAGTAAATCTATTATTATCGTCAGTTTGATAAGTTAGGCTAAATCCATCAGCTCCTAAATCTGGAGTAAATAGTGTGGCACTTGTAGAATTATTGTCATATATTTCTACTCTGTAATAAGTTCCGTTATCACTTTGGAAACTACACTCAAATCGTTTATCTCTTGCCATTAGTAACCTCTTGTTCTATTTCTGTTATTTCTTGCTCTATCTGAACTTAGTAATATATCAGCTCCACTTATTGTACCAAATACTTCTGTAGAGCCTCCAGTATTTATCATTGATTTTAGTCCTACTCCTCCACCTACAGAATTAGCATTAACATTACCTACTCCTCCTAATACTTGACCAATACCAGCTAATCCACCTATATCTTTTAGTCCCATTAATGCACCTAAACCAGTACCACCTAGTAAAGCATTTAATACTAACATAGCAGCTATCTGAGCTAACATTGCTTTTAATGCTTGTTTAGCACCCTCTAAGAATGATTTAAAGAAGCCTTCTTGACTTTGTAATGCTTGAGCAAATACTCCTTGAATTACATTACCAAAACTCATAAAGCTCTGATTTATGTCGTTAGCTACAATATCCATAGAAGATAATCCCTCTTCAAACTCTTCTACTATTGGTTTTAATGTTTCAAAGTTTTTAGATAAATCTTTTGTAGCTACAGATAATGCCTTTATTGGCTCAACACTTTGTGGTATAGGACTTCTTGGCTCTTGTGTTGGTGTTACTGGCTTTGGCTTATGTCCTAATACCCCAGACTGTATAGCGTTCATTAAGTTCGCTTGTAATTGTGAAGGGTCTGGAGTAGCTCCTTGAATACCAAAATCTAAAGAAGTGTCTAATTCATCTTTAGCTTTCTTAACTCCTAAAATAGAATCTTTTAAATCATCAAATCCTTTTTTTACTTTACCCCAGTTTGTAACAAGATAAGAAGCAGCTAAAATTAATCCACTTACTATTCTACCTTGTGGAGTTAGATTCATTAATACACTTGCTACTAATCTCATAGCTGGTAAGAACTTACCTAAAAAGAACTTTCTTACAAAAGCAAAAGCTTTAACCAATCTACCTCCGATAGAAATTATAAGACCTAAAGCAGCAGCAAAACCAGCAACTTGTAAAGCTCCTTCTTTTTGTTCATCAGAAAATTTACTTAAAAATTTTGTTAAATTACTTAAACCACTAGCTAAACTTTTAGCTAAAGGTATCAGTTGAACTCCAAGTTCAGCAGCTACATCTTCTAAATCTTTTCTAACTCTTACTAATTGATTAGATAAAGAGCCAGATGTTTTTTCAATATTTCCAACTGCATTAGCACTTTGTTTTAAAGCCAATTCAAAAGTAAGTTGAGCTTTAGTTATTCTATCTAATTCTTTGACATTTAAACCTTTTTGCTCGGCATAACTTTTTAAATCTTCTTCAGCGATTTTAATTCCTAAACCTATAAGAGCATCCCTTTCACCTAGCAGTGCCTTTGTTAATACTTTACTAGCTTCAGCAGCACTAAATTGGTTACCTTCGAAAGATGATAAATCAGCAGCTAATTTATTTACTTGCGTAGCTAGACTTAAAGCTTCTTGTTGAGTAAAACCAAAACCAGCTAATAAGTCTCCAGTATTAGCAAGTAACCTCATCGATTCATTGTTAGTCATATTAAAGCTATCAGCCAACTCCTTTGCTGCTGAATTTGCTGCTACTTTTATATCTCTAAAAACAATGTTAAATTTATCTCTAGTTTCTTCTAAATCAGAAGCTAACTTTACAGTAGCAGCACCTAACCCAATAACTGGAAGTGTAACATTCCTAGTCATCATATCGCCAAAGGTTTTCATCTTGTTACCAAATCTCTGCATAGATTTAGTAGACTTCCTTAATGCACTCTGAAACTGCTTATCGTTTAACGATAGTTTAATACTTAAATTTTTCTCAGCCATTTTTCTTATTTAGCAAATCATATTTCTTTTTAATATACTCAGCCCTTTTTCTTTGTTTGTCGATGTCGGTTTTAACTTCTTTTTTCTCCCAGTCAAACTTAATAAGTTTTTGAGGAGTTAAGGATTGTCCCTTTTTTGTATGAGGTTGCAAATTACAACAAGCCAACCATCTTATCCGTTCCCATTCAAACCTTTGTTCTAATTCAAATCGGTCATTCCTACCTTTTTGAATACAAAAGAACTCATGGAAAGTTAAATCCCAAAACTCATAAGGTAATAGCCCAAGACCGTATGCAACAGCCTCTAAACTATCCCAATTTATTTCTTTGTTTTCGCCACTTTCTTCGTGGCTTTCACGTTTCCCTCATCTTCAAACTTAGCAGAAAACTGTGTAGAGAATACCTCTAATACTTTATTTAAAGCATCAAAGTCATCATCTAAAAGGTCTGCAACACCATCAACATTTAAAGAACATTCTTTTCCACTAACTCTAGCACCGTCTTGTAGACCAGCTAGAATTAATTGACAAGCATCATCTAAACTCATTCCCTCTCCTAGCTTGTCTAAATCTTGTAAACTTCTACCAGTTGCCTTAGTGAAGTTTCTTAGACTATTTATCCCAAATCTAACTGGGTAATCTTTTCCGTTTATTATAACTATTTCGTACATCTTTGTTGGTTTTAATCTTTATTGGTAGGAGCAGAGCCGAAGCCCTTACCCCAACCAACAAAAGGAATTATTATGCTTGTACTGCTTGAGTTAATGCACCAGTACCTTCGATACTTACTGAATAAGTAGGAGCGTCCTCAACACCACCACTTACTTCAAAGCTAGTAACTAAACCAGATCCAGTATAATAAGTATCTCCAACAGCCAAAGTACCTCCATAAGTGAAAGTAAATGTCACTTCGGTTCTATTAAGCATTTGAGTAACTAAATCACTTGGATCAGTAGTTGTTCCAGCAGTAGGAGAATAGTCATAAAGACCATCAGCCGAAAGGCTAAAAGACTTTTGACCACCGATTAAATCTCTCCATCCAGAGCTATCTTTAGTACTTACATCTATTGTATCAGCATTAACTGATAAACTTACATTTTGTGAATGGAGCAGTTTATACTCTGTTCCTCCACTTGTTTCTGAGACCTTTAATATTAGGTCTGTTCCATTGAAAATTGCCATCGTTTTTTATAAATTATAATTAGTAACTAGTTATCTAAATCATCAAGGTTTGCATCCTTTTTAGATTTCTTTTTGGGTTTTCCTAAAGCATCATAGAAAGATAATAATCTAAATACTTTTTCTGAAACCTCATAAGATTCGCCTTTGGTATATTCTACTCCTCGAATCTCAATATCTTTTTTAATATATACTTTAAACATATTTATCTATTTATGTTGAATCTATAATCTTGTCTAATTCCGTAAAATCCTATGCTCCCAGCACTATCATCGTATAACTCATCTTGAGAATCATAGAATATTTTATCTACAACAACTCCAGAGAATGTTCCACTTGTATAATCCAAAGCAGTTCTTACATATCCAGCTAATGTCACTAAATCAGAATAAACATTGTCATAAATACTGATTTGCACCGTAACATAATCATATTGACTAACTCCGTTCTTTGTATTGTTAGGAATATCTGAAATCATTTGATATGTAATATAAGGTAATTTGCTATTAGTAGGAAAGTTATATCTACTAGGGAATATCCTTAAATTACCATCAGTAGTAACTAATGGAGCTACATTTGAGTCATTGCTTAGAATGTTATATATTACTTTTCCTATCTCCATTATTTCATTCTTTTATCTATCAATTTTTTTATTTGATTGATGACATCATTTTGAGCTACACTTCCTTTGTTTATTGCTGTTTTGTCTAGCATTCTAAGTCCTGGAATACCTCTAAAACCATATTCTAAAAAGTAGAAATAAAATCCAGATTTTTTCATATCAGCCCATGCACCTTTAACTCTTGGTCCTATATAAACACTTGGAGGAATACCTCTTCTGTTTTTGCCGTTTATTATAGCCAAAGACTTTTCAAGTTGTTTACTTTTTTTAGGAACTAAACTTTTAAGCTCTTGCAGTATTGGCTTAGATGCTTTGCGCATACCTTGCCTTAGTAGTGTCTTGTTTTTACTATCAGACATATTAAGTTTCTCTAAGTCTTTAATCAAAGAATTTAACTCTCTCTCATCTATTTGCGCTGATACTATCATTGCTCTGGAAAAGGATTAATACCGTTATCTATTAATATGTTGATCCAATCTAATTCGCTAGTATATAAATCTACATTGTCCCATTTAGTCTCTAAACATTGATAAGTCTCTAGCACTCCATACGATACTATCGTATCACTATCGTTCCAAACGATGTAGTAACTCTTTACCTCTGGGTAACATATTTCTGTTAGTCTTAAACTCATTACGTTGTTAGTTGTGTTAGTTCGCTATCACTTAAAGCCTCATTAAATACTGCTAGTGCTTTGACTTTACCGTAGAAATCATTATCTGTAATAGTAGCATTAGCAAAATTAATTACATTTAAAGTATTAGCCGAAAAAGTTGAGCCACTTGTATCTACATCATATTCTACTCCGTTTATCCATAATGCAAAATCATTAGCTTTATACTTGACTGCAATTTTATTAAAACTTGTTATGTTTTGACCAGACTCAAAAAAAGTATATTGCGTTACATTATTAACATTAATAAAACCACTTATTATATTTGCTGCAACACTTAAAGTTATTCTATTTGTTAAAGTTCCATCACTTATTGTAATTCTTTTACTTGCGCTTTCTTCAGCTAGTGCAGCTATCTCTGCATAGAGTACACCCTCTGT